ATGCCGGCGCCCGCGTAGATCGCGAGCGGCCGGCGTCGAGGAAGGCGTGGGAACGCGCTTCCTTTAATCTGCTGCCCATGGCTGCTGATCCTGTTAGCGGCTCCCCGAGGCAGCGCCGAGGCACAAACCTCGGGGAAACACGCTCAACACTCGCGCAACCGAACGAGCGTGAGGGCCACGCCCCATTCGGAGCGACTAACGCATTACACAGGCTGAGCCGATGGCGGCGGATTGCCAGTCAAGAACCGCTTGATCGCTGCCCTGATGGCTTCGGGGTTTGGCCAGATGCCAGGTTGAGAGCCGCCAGGCGCGATCGGGTTTGTTGGGAAGCCTGGACCGGTCGATGGATAGACCGGGATGTAGATCGGATGGCCAGGGGTAAGGCCCGGAACCTCAGTCGGTGGATCGATGGGAATATAGATCGGGGCAGTGGGAAACCCTGGTCCCGTAGTTGCGTAGGGCGGCAGGCCTCCAGGCGCGATAGGATTACTCGGGAAGCCCGGGCCTTGGGAAGGATAAGGCGGATAGTAGATCGGCTGGGTTGGCACGCCTGGCTGACCGCCGGGAGCGATCGGATGGGTTGCTACGCCGCCGAGAGCTTCGGCGTCGACGATACCGCTGATGTAAACCTTAGCCATGGTTTGGGTTGCTTTCGTTGGTTGCTGGTGGGGTGGGACCCCGGGGCCATAGAACAGGGTTTGTGTGGCGCTCGTCAAGCGGCTTCGTTGATGTGGTTGCGCCCACCGTCACGCAACCAAACACGAAAAAATGGCGATATTGTCAACCACGGGATTTCCAATACGGGTCTTTGTCCTTCTTTGTGGCATTGCGTTTGGCCAGCATCTCCAGAAATCCCTTGGCGATCTCCCGGTCGTCGCCCGACAGCTTGCCCATATCCCGGAATAGCGGATCGCCTGCCTGCGCAGGGTCCGGGTTGTCGACCCGGCCCAGCAGATAATCGGTGGTGATCTCGAGCGCGTTCGCGAGCCGCCGCAGCGATTCGAACGCCGGTTTGCGGGTGCCGGTCTCGAAATGGGCGATCGAACTGCCGGGCATACCGGCCTTTTCCCCAAGCCCTGCTTGGCTCCAACCCCGTAATTCACGGGCTTTTTTCAGTCTCTCCTCAAACATCTCCGGTGCCGCGTTATCCTCAGTCATGTCTACTCCGACATCGAGCCGATGGTCGGCGACCAGTTGCTCGACCATGCGCTCGTAAAGCTCATCGATCGCCAGTTCCCATGATCGGTAGGCGTCGAGGCTCCAATCGTAGTCGTTAGGCACCGAGATAATCCTTGCTCGCCATGTGTGCAGCTATTCGGTCCCGCGATTTGGCGAGCTCCTGTTTATCGTGCCAAAGGCTTGGTTCCAGCCTCCACGTCCTGAAGCATGGTTCATTTGGGCGTGCCGAGGCCGGATCGTAACCAAGCTCACGGGTCACGAAGGCCTTGCGGTCTTCGAGGTTTTGTGGCCGGGGATCGGGCTCTTCCGGGCGAGCGGCTATGCGCTCTCGAGCGGTTGGCTTCTGCAATTTGAACCAGATTTCCTCGCATTCGTTGCAAAACCGGAGGAGCTCGCCCTGGGTGGGCATGAATTGCGGCGACTTTCCGGTGATGCCTGAGCGCAAGTCGCTGACCCGCTCAATGACGGCGGGTGGAAAGATTTCCAGGGTGGCGATCATCAGCAGAACGTAATCCTTGTTCGGATTGTAGTTCGGATAAGCAGCCAGGATTTTCCGTGCTGCCGTTTTGGCTGCGTTGTGCCGCTCTTCGCTCGGCCTGTTCGAGCTCTGCGAAGGCTTCCTCGATACCATTTCGCTTCCTCCGTTTTCCCCCTGAATTTTTACGGGTGGTGGTCAGCCCCCCACGGGGGGTTTGGGGGGTACCACCAGTTACAGTTACAGTTACAGTATCAGTACTGGCATTGCCCGATGCCATTTTTCCCTTACCCCATCGAGTGTTAGCGGCATTTTTTCCCCTCAATTTTCTTGATAATGCACTGCGATATTCTTTGTTCAGACGCTTCTGAATGAGATACTTTCCGCCGCTTTGCCGCATCCAAAACAGCCTCACAACTTCATCGAGGGCGCTCATTTCAGCAGGCAAATAATGGAGCAGTTCGCGAAGCCGTTTCGGGTCGTTTGGGATACGGTTTTTCGGCATTGACCACGCCAGCATGAGCAGGTCCATGTAGATGCCGCGCGCCAACGGTCTGAGGTGATGAGTATCGCGTACCCATGCCGCGCAATCGATGTCGAGATACTTGAATTCGCTCACGTGGAACTTGCCCTCCTCATCTCCGTTAGGGCAATGGCCGGCGCCGACCCTCACCCAGACCCGCGAAAGCTGTCATTGCCCCACAAGACAGCCAGCGCCGGCCGCCCTCTCATCAGCTTCAAGAGCGATCACATCGAACAGCGACGGCAAGTTCGCAGAAGCTTGCTGAAGGTTCTTGATGGCTTGGCGGAAGTAGCTTTGCTTGAGCTCTATGCCGATGAACCGGCGTTTGGCCTTAACCGCCTGATAGCCCTCTGAGCCGACGCCCATGAATGGCGACAGAATCACATCGCCGGGATTGCTCCACAGCACGAGAGCGCGTTCGATCAGACCAAGCTGGAGAGGGCAAAGATGTTTCTCGTCCTTGTCTGATCTGGCAATGGCGACGTTAAGCGTGTTGGTCTGGTTGATGTCCATCCAGACCGGCGAAGCCCACTGTTGCCAGCGTTCCACCGGGAAGTCTGCCGGCCTGTGCCCGACCGGCTCGGCATTTTCACCCGGCGCGCGAAACACCAGCAGATAGTCGGCCATGCCCTGTCGGCTCTTGGTGCTGTCCTTTTTCAGTTGTTTGTAAAGCAGCCCGAGCGCCTTGGTCCGCGTCATCTCGACAACCGGGCATCGCCAGATCGTGACACGGCTGTGGAGCACGAAGCCGTGAGCCTCATGGGCCCGGATGATCATCCCGGAAAAATCCTTGATCCCGATCTTGCCATCCTTCCATTTGCGGAATGGCAGGTCCGAGCAATGCACTGCGGTGAGCCGCCCCGGCTTTGTCACGCGGGCCATTTCCTTGATCAGGAACCCATAATGCTCGAAGAATGTCGTGTCATCGCCACAGTTGCCCATATCGGCTGCGCTATCGGAATAGACAAACAGATCACCGAATGGCGGCGAGTAGATCGAGAACCCGATACTGTGATCAGGAAGCTGCGGAACCACGTCGCAGCAATCGCCGTAATATGCCGTCCAATCGATACCCTGTTCCTGCCCCAGACATCTCACAACCATGATGGCAAACCTCCCTGGTATTGCGGATTATATTCGACACGTACTTGCTGCGGGCCGCGCTCAGTGGCGCGACGCATAGCCTCGGCCATCGCTATTTTCATCGCGGCATGATCGTCGGCCTTGCGATCGATTACCCGGCCGATCTGGTCCTCACCTTCGGCGACGATAATGTGGACGTTGACCGGATGCTTCTGCCCGAAGCGCCAGCAGCGACGGACCGACTGATACCAGTCCTCATAAGAGAACGTCCGCCCGACATAAATCATGTTGTGGCAGTGCTGCAGATTAAGCCCGCGGCCGCCGATCGACGGCTTGGTGATCAGAATACGCCGGCCACCCGATACGAATGCGTCGAGACGCTCCTCCTTCATTTCGATCGACATCGATCCACGCACCGATACCGCGCCCGGGAGGCAATCAAGAAGCGCATCCTCTTCATCGTTGGTATCGCACCAGATAAGCCAATAAGTATCGTCCGGCTTGATCAACGACGCTGCGAGACCGGCCCGCTCATGTGATGTCTGCCGCTTGATGTCGAACATATTGGTGGCAGACACATCACCGGCGAACAGCGATCCTTCCGGCGCCCTTACCTTGGTTCCTATCGCCTTGTGCTTGACGATGTTGAGCGGCGGCAAATTGAACCGCGAGCCATCGAAGCCGAGATCGTCAGGGCTTTGCGCCATCCGCGACCATGACGCCATCCAGTCGTAAAAGTCCTGCTCGGCGTGGCCCTTAAGGCGCCATTGCTGCGAAGCCTGCGAGGTATCGTTGATGAACCAGCGCATGAGCATTTCCTGCGCTGACAACAGACCAAGAAATTCGGCCTGATTGCCGAGTTCCATGTGATCGTTGGGTGCCGGCGTTGCGGTTGCCGAAAGACGAAAACGATGATGCTCGAACAAGCCGATCAGCGCTTGCGTGGTCTTGCCTTCGAAGGCCTTAAGGATTGAGCTCTCATCCAGACTCACAGCGCCGAATTCATCGACGCTGAGCTTATCGAGCCGGTCATAGTTGCAGATGCTTATCCCGTCACGGGCGTCACTCTGTTCACGAATGACCCAGCATTCATAGCCGATCGAAGATCCCTCGCGTTCAAACTGCTTGGCGACCGCGAGCGGCGTCAGGATGAGCGCCCGACCATTGGTCTGTTCCGCACACTGGCGAGCCCATTCAAGCTGGCATCGCGTCTTGCCGAGACCCGTATCGAGATAGAGCCCGGTTCTGCCCTGGCGAATACAGAACTCGACGCAATGGGCTTGGAAATCGAACAGGTGATCAGGCAGAGCGAGCGGTTCGAATCCGGCCGCACGAGCACGCGGAGCCTTGCTTGCGAGAAATGCTGCGTAATCCCGTTTCATGATGCCCCTTTGATTGTAACCTCATCGAGCGAGACGGTGATCGGCACGACGCCCCAGCCGGCGAGAATGCGGATCGCCTCCTCGTAGGAGCGCGCCACTTTGCATTCGATCTTGCGAGCCCGCATGGCGGCGAAGAACGCCTGCTGATGATCGCTGAGCTCGCCGATGGCGCTCTTGATCTCAAGGAAGTAAATGTGGCCAGTCCAAGCCACGAAAATGAAATCCGGCCAGCCCGGCTTTACGCCCATCCGCTCGAGAAGGCCGGCGGTGACCTTCGATCGCTTTTCGCCCATCGGCAGGTGCGTCCACTGCCAGCGGTCGGGCTTGCAGGAGCGCTTGAGGGTATCGGCGACCATGATGTGAATGGTGCGCTCGGCGATCGGCGGGGCGCGATAGCGCGGGCGAATGGAGGGCCCGCGACGCGATGCTGCAAGAAGATCAAGTTGCCGGGTCATGGTGCAATTCACGATCGAAGAGTGGGCTCATTGGCAGGTCTCGTTTAGCGAGACCTTCGATGACCTCAGTTGCCGTCATGCCGGTCAGCTTGGCGAGCTCGTGTGGGCCGGCGAGCGGATAGGCAAGGTAGGCTTCGACGAGCATGAGCGGCGGGGCGAACAGCGTGGGCTGGCGGGTCATGGGAAATAACGCTTTTCAAGCTCGTCTAGCGACTTGCAGTCGGGATGTTTTTCCCAGGCTTCCTGACGCGATACGATGTAATTTATCTTGTTGTTGAAGGCAGCTGTTTGTTTTGCGTATCCCTGAGTTTCGATCCTTGCCCACTTGAGCAGTTGATTCGGCTCTGCGATATGCTTCATACGAATGCGTTTCGCGCCACCGAGCGGGATTTGTGCTTCAGCATCGTAAAAACTGAGTCCAGGTTGTTCGGGATCTGGCCGTAATCCTTCATCCCAAGTCCGCACCTGATCATGCGCCCAAGCCTTGATATCCGGAATAGTTGGATCGGCTACGGCTGCCGTATATAGATCATTGCCTAAATCCGCATTCGACCACGTTTTATCCTTTGCAATGCGTGTTTCGCGTGAGGCTTCAATGATCTTGACTATCCGCGGAGAGAGCCCGGCCGCTTTGATCTTTCCCATCTTTGACATTCTATTTTTCCTCCCATCGATCGACTAGAGCGGCGAGAGCCGCGAGACAGTTTTGCAAGCACTCGCTTGAAAGCTGCGCAAGCTTGTTAGTAGGCCAGGCCTCCGGGTTGATGCCGATGATAGTGCGTTTGGCCCACTCTTCCGGCGTTAGTGTCCGCGGATTGAGATAAGCGAGTGTGTCATGGAGGAGCGTCGTCGAGGCCCATTCCGCTTCGCTCTTGCGGTCGCGCTCTTCACGGTTGTCGGGAGGTGGCACATCTGTGCCATTCTGGGCTTGTGATGCCGTGTCTTTTGGCACATCCGTGCCATTCTGATCTCGTTGCATCTGCGTATGACTGATCCCGAGCATATCGGCTGTGCGCTCTTGCGATCGCGCTCTTCACGGTTGTCGGGAGGTGGCAAGTTATTGCCATTCTGGGCTTGTGGCACCGCCTCTTTTGGCAAGTTATTGCCACTCAAATCAGTCTGAATCTGCGTGTGGCTCACCCCGAGCATATCGGCTGTCGCTCGCTGCGAAGCGCTCTTCACGGTTGTCGGGAGGTGCGCAGTTCTGCGCATTTTGGGCCTCTTCAGCCTCTGATTTTGCGCAGTTTTGCGCAAGACGGAATGTGCTTTCTGGGATGCCGAGCATATCGGCTGTGCGCTCTTGCGAT